TCTGGTGGTGGTGGTTCTGGTGGTGGTGGTTCTGGTGGTTCTGGTTCTGGTGGTTCTGGAGGTGGTTCTATTTTTGGTCTTTCAAATAATACTTTAATTATAATTTCTGTAGTAGCATTATTAATAATTATATTTATTATATATATGATTATGGGGAAAAGAAGTGGTAACACAGGAGACGATGAATAAAAATTATTTTAGTTTGAAACTTTTCCTATGAAATTTACTCATCCCATATTTATGAATCCCTTCAATATGTTTCTTTGTTCCATATCCCATATTGCTTAATAATCCATATTTCTCGTCCAAATCTGGATTTTCAAGACAAATCTTTTTAATATATTCATCGTGATATTCTTTAGCTATAATTGACGCAGCAGCAATTGAATAATATAACGAATCACCTTTTACTACTGATTGCACTTTATACTCAGGAAATTTCTTTTCCCATCCAACTCCATCAATTAATAAATGAGTTGGTTTAAAATCTAAATTATTAATTGCTCTATCCATTGCTAATTTAGTTGCTTCTAAAATATTTATTTTATCTATTTCTTCTGGTTCAGCGTAACCAACCGCCCACTCATCTACATTTTCTTGAATCCATTTTAAAACTATTCCTCTTTTTTTAGCAGATAATTTTTTTGAATCTTTAACATCTGGATTTATATCAGTATCTCCCCAATTAACAACTCCAGCGTAAACTCTTCCAATTAAAGGACCACGACCTGCTTCATCTAATCCTACTTCTGTTTCTGAATTAAAATAAAACTTTTTCATTAGTATAATATTTTATATGTTTATAAATCAATATTTATGGTTTTAAATTTATTACTTATTTTCTCTTTTATATAGTCATTTATATTTACTGACTTTGTACAAGTAACACAATCACATTTGTGTGTTCCTGTTCCTGATTTTGATTCAGTCGACCCAGAAGAAAACTTTTTTTCTTCTAGCTGGATTAATTTTTTCGGTTCAGGTGCAATTTTATTAATTCCGTTTTCATCTTCATTATAATGAATTGTCCAATATCCTGGTCCTGTTCCAGTTTTTATTTTTTCAGTATTTATCCACATCTTTTTAATATCGGTTAAGGTTGATTCAAAAGTCTTATTATCCTTTGCATTATTCTTATATTTATCAATAATACTCTGAGCATCATTAATAATAGATTGAGCATCGTCATTACCTATAATCATTTTATCAACCAAAGTTGTATATGGGTCTTCCACTGGCTTCTTATTATACTGCCATTCAGAAAAACAAATAGGGCAATAATTATTTTTTTCTACCCAAGGTTTAATACATTCATAATGAAAAGAATGATTACACGCACCAGATACTACATATGAATCAATACCCTTTTCTTGATTATATAAACTAGACAAATTTAAATTACATCTACAAATAGTGCAATCTGTGTTTTTAGGTAGATTATACACCCACGATGAAAATAGATTAATACTCTTGATTTTAATTGGTTCTTCCATTGATTAAATAAATTAAATAGATTAATTTATTTAATTATCAATTTTTTCATTCCCACCCTCCTTCTACTCCATCTTTAATCTTATTATTTAACTTATGATAAGTTGTTAAGAAATTAATCCAATCATATCCTATAATTCTTTTATCCTCTATAATTTGGTCACCTTGTAAACTAATAAATATCTGAGTTGGTAATGATTTAACTTCATATTTAATATTAATCTCTTCATTATCATCTTCATCAATATCTACATAACAAATACTTAAATTGGTTAATTCCTGTGTAACTTCATCCGATTGTAATTTTTCTTTTAGTTTTTCACAAGGACCACACCAAATAGCACCAAAATATACGACAGTAATTTTATTATTTTCTTTACTTTCCCAAATAAAATCTTCTAGTTCTTCAATACCATTTATAGTAATCATTAATTTATAAAATAATTATCTTTTAAATAATTATTTTGTAATTTTTAAAATTTTCACTCTAAAGTTTTCAGCTTTGCTGGAACTACTTTACCAGTCCAAATCACTAGATGAAAAATCATCTTCATCATCTTCCAACATTTTATCCATAATATCATAATCTTCTTCTTCTAAATCAGAATCATCTAATGCACTTCTTCTAGAACCTCTGGATTTTTTAGAGGATTTTTTAGAAGCCTTTCTGGAACTTCTTGCACTTCTAGAAGCTCTGGCTTTTGCTCTTGCTCCTCCTAATTGTTTAAATAAGTTATCCATTGATTCGCTTAAAGTGTTACCATCGCTACGAATGGTAGTTTCAGTTTCGGTTTCCATTTTCTTTTGGTTAGCTCCACCACCGCTTAAAAGCTTTACAGACCCTAAAGTGTCTTTATCCATTTGGTTACCTTCTAATCTAGCTTTCAATTCTAAATATTTACTTTTGTATTTCAAATATTTTGCTTCATAGGACATTTTATATATATAATTCTAGAAAAGAAATTTAAAGATTTATATATTTTTTTTCTATATAAATTTAAATGGACGAAAAATGCGCTCCAAGCAAAACTTATAAAGATGGATCTTGTTTTACCTTAAAATCATTAAAGAAAATTGCAGAAAGTTATAATATAAAAAATCCAATGAATAAAATTAAAATTAGTGATGATAAAGAAGGATTAGTTAAAGAATTAGAAAACAAAATGAAAAATACTTGTAGTGACCAAACCTGTTGGTTACGAACAGATTTTGTTAAAGCTATGAATGACGAAGAAATAGAAAATAATACATTTAGACCAACAGGACCAGATAATAAAAAAGAATGGCTTTCTACTACCGATATTAATAATGTTGTATCCCAATATCAAGAAAAATTTAAAGATTTTTTATTTTTAGGAGCTGTACCTGCTGATTTTCTAGAATTAGAAGTTTTAGGAATTAAGGATTTAGATTTTCACGAACTAAATAAAGAAGGTAAAAATAAAATTGGTATGGTAATTAATTTAGATGAAAGTTGGAAATCTGGTTCTCATTGGGTTGCTTTATATGCAAATTTAGATAAAGACCAAATTTATTATTTTGATTCATTTGGTAAAAAACCTCACAAAAGAACAAAAAAATTTATTAATAAAATATTTACATATATGTACAAAAGTAAATTTAAGAAGAACCCTAGAATTAATGATATAATAAAAGGGGGCGCCATCATAAAAGACTTTGATGTTAAATATAATAGTCAACAACATCAATTTAGTAATACTGAATGTGGAGTATATTCTATGAATTTTATTATTAGATTAGTTAGAGGTGAAACTTTTGATGAAATTACAAATAATATTACTAAAGATGCAGAAATGAATAAGTGCAGGGACAGTTACTTTAGGAACTAGAGAAATTAAATTTATTTTAATTTTGTTCAGTTACTTTAGGAACTAGAGAAATTAGAAACTAGAGATTAGTTTCCATTGGTTCACTCAATTCTAATTGAACATTAATACTATAGGTTAATCCATAAAAGTTAAAAGGTCTTCCTTTTGAATCTTTAAAATCAATTTCTAAATTATCCAACTCAATTGGTTCATCAAATTTAAATTGTTGTACCGCTTGATTTCCAGTGTATAAAACTGCAAAAGGAACATTTTCTTCTACATTATTAATAAATAAATATACTTTATCTTCTACTCTCAAATCCCAAGTTTTATTAGCAACATATTCATTAGCTAATTCACTGGAAGTTTCAGTAAATCCTAATACTTCCATACTTAACGGTGTTGGAATTATTTCAAATTCATTCTCGCCTTTAATTTCTACCTTTTCTTCATAATTCAATTCAAATCTAAAATTACTTTTTTTATTTAACACGCCTAATAAATCATCTATTTTATATTTTCCTGAATTTAATTTAATTTCTGTCGTTTCTTCATTGCATTTAATTTTAAATATATTATTCTTATCTTCTTCTATATTATATCTAGGTGTTGGAATAGAATAAGACATTAATTTAATTCCGTGAATATTACTTATTTTATTAAAATTAAAAACATATTTACTAGTTGGAGTTTGAGGTGAAATATCCATCTGAACATGTTTTAATCCATAAAGATAACTATATTTTTTTAGTAGAACTTTCATTTCATTTTCTTTTTTGTTAATTTCTAATTCTTTTTCATTTAATTTTGAAAATTCACTACCAATTTCTTTTTTAACTAAATCAAATGAGCTGGTTTCATTTAATTTTTTTTTTAATAATTTATTTTCTTTTTTTATTTTTTTTAAATTAACATCCGGTAAATTAGGTTTTTCTATTCCTAATCTTTTTAATGCGTCATAAACTTTTTGCATGTCTACTTTTTGTTTAGGAGATTCTTCTGAATCATCATCATCTTTTTCTAAATATTTTAAATGATCGGAATAAACTGCATCTTTTTTCTGTGGTAACATTTGTGTTTGTTTTTTTAATTCTAATTCTCTATATTTTTCTCTTAATTCTCTTTCTTTTTCCTCACGTTCTTGTCTTTCTTTTTCTTCCCTTTCTCTTTTAATTTCTTCAATAGTCTTAGGTTTTAAATTATCCATTGAATCTGGTTCATTATTAATTGATACAAGTTGAGTACTTACTGAACCTCTATCTCTTTCTAAACTTTTTAATCTTTGTTCAAAAGACCTTGAATCTTCTTCAAATTCAAGTTTTTCTACTGGTTTATCAATATTATCAATATCATATAAATCATTATTATCATTTGCGCTTAAAAATCCAGTATCTAATTCCTCTTCTGGAATACTTTCTGAAAAATTAGGTTTTCCTCCTCTTCTTTTAATTTCAGGTTTTCTACTATTATCTGTTTTAAACTCAGGTGGACCCTTACTACTTGTATTAACTGATTTTAAAAAGTCTGGAGTTGCAGGTCGTCTAGGTATTGCTGATTCCATATCTCTTTCACTCATTAATTTTTCAAAACTATTACCAAAATCTTCTTTTCCTCTACCGTGTTGATATTGATTAAATTGATAATTATCATCTACATTATCTACAATTGGTTTAAATAATTTATCAAATTTTGGATCAGGAATACTATTTTTACTTTCCCTTTCAAATCCAGGTGGATAAAGAAACTTTTCTAAATTTTTATTAGCAGCTGTAGCGAGTGGTCTATCCATCAATTTATTACCTTGATTAGGAACTGAATTAAAATCTCTCTCAAATTTTAGTTTTGATGCATTTGGTTCTATTATACCACTCTTTTGATTACTTACTTGGTCTACTGTTTCTTTAATAGACATTTTATTAAATTGAGTTAATATAGATTCAAAATTTGTTTGATTAATCATATTTGGTTGTAATTTAGATGAAATTAATTGCATTTTCTTTTTTAATACTTCTAAAACTTTACTTTTAACATTATCACTCTTATCATTCAGATTTAATATATTCAATACTTCTTTATAAATTAAACTGTGATTATTATTTGAAAATAATTTACTCATAATTATTTGTTCTGGTTCTGCTTCAAAACTATCTTTGCTAAAATTATCTAAAAGAGACCTAAGAAAAATTAACTCATTTAATGTTTTCTCTACACTATCATTATTAAATTTATCACTTACAGATTTAATATTGGTACTACTGTCTATTTTTAATTTATCATAATTAGCTTTCATATTTTTTTGTAATATATTTAAAATATTTTTTTTACTCTCTTTTGAAATATCTGATATTTTAAGTTTATTTATTATGTGTTTGTGTAAAAGTAACCGATTTTCTTTAGAAAATAACTCTGTAAATAGATTCTTTTTACTTGTATTAACTTCTAATGTCGTCATTAAAATATAATTTGTCTTTTTTTTAAGCCAAACTTATAAATTATTTTTTACGTTTAAACTTATAAAGTAATTGACTTTTCAGACATTTTAGAATAAACAGAAACATTATCATCTATCTCTTCTTCTTTATTCTTAGTTAGTACAGGAGTCTCCCCATCGTAATTTGCTAACAAATTCCAAGGAGGATAATATAAATCTGCTTTAATATACTGGTCTTCTTTCAATACACCATAACTAATTAATGCCATTTTAGCAGCAGCTTGTTCTCCTTCCTTCTTAGAATTACCAGTTCCAAATCCAATACATCTATCCTTAAAATGTTCTTTTTGATTTGAATCTGCTTTTTCAACTCCCATAATAAATGTTCTCTTGTGAGGTGGTCCTTCAAAATGAATAATGCAATAACTAGGAAATTTCCATTTTTGTTCGTGATAATATCTTAGTAATCTATCTTTATAATTATTATCACGATATAATTTATCAGAATAATCAATAACCGTTTCCAATAAGTTTACAAATAATAAAATACAAACCTCTAATCCATTACTTAGAAATAAAGCTCCCATAAATGCTTCCATCACATCTTCGTGAATCTTTTCCAAATTCCTTCCATTCATTGATTCAATTTGCTTTGAAATAATAAAAAATTTATCCAAACCAATGTCCTTTGACATAATTGCTAAATTGGTTTTATCTTCAATCTTAGTTTGCAATCTGGTCATAAATCCTTCATCTTGGTCTTTATACCTATAAAATAGATACATTGAAACAGTTAACTTAATAACTCTGTCTCCAAAATATTCTAATCTCTCATAACTTCTTGGTCTCAATTCTAACAATTCTGGAGGATTACCTAATTCTTTCTTTGATGCTGTTAGAATATCATCTGGAAAAATATCCTTCTTACAATAAGATTTGTGAGTAAAAGCTTCTTCAAAAAAATTAATATGATTAACTTTGTCAACTTTAACACTATAATTATTTAAAATTTTAATAATATCTTCTTCTTTTACGAGGACATTATTTAAATTGTATGGAATTTGAATTATTTCTTCTAAACCATCTGAATTAATAACTTTAATTCCTTCAGTCATATAGTTAGTTTCGGTGCTCATTTATTAATATTTAAGGAAGATAATCTATAAATGGGTTTTGCAATTTTTTCAAGACTCGTTTTAGATTTGTTAGATGTTTTCGAAGAAAACTCTAATTAAGTCAATTTAAAACAAAGTTTTAAATTAGTAAAATAAAAATTGTTCCAATTTTTATTTTGTCTACAAAGGTTCGAAGAACCTGGATGATGTTTTCTTCGAAAACTCTAATTGAGTCTGTAAACAAAATCAAATAGATACTGTAAAACTGTTCTATTAAAAGTATTTATTTAAAGTATATTAATTTCTAAATTTTTTTATAAACCCAATAAAAAACATTTAAAAATATTATTTTATAATTACTTTATTATAAACGCTGAAAAAACTAATTGAGGCTACACAAAAATCATACTCTTCGGTTTACCACATAAACCTTTCTAACTTAAAAAATCAAATTACTACTTGGCATAATGAATTACCCAACATAAAACCTTATTACGCTGTTAAATCTTTACCCTTAGATAATATTTTAAAAAATTTAGCATTATCAAATGTAAATTTTGATTGTGCTAGTCGTGGTGAAATTGAAAGTGTATTAAAATATACTAATCCTCAAAATATTATATATGCTAACCCATCAAAATCTGATGTTGATATTATGTACGCTGATGAGAAAAAGGTTAATTGGTTAGTTGTAGATTCAGTAGAAGAAATTCAAAAAATGAATTTTATAAATCCAAATTTAAAGAAAATTATTAGAGTTAAAGCGGTTGAAAATGATTCTGATATTAAATTTAATTCTAAATTTGGTGCATCTGAAGGAGAAGTTTATAAAATGTTAGATTTAATATCTAATGATACATTTGAGGGATTTTCTTTTCATGTAGGCTCCAAGTGTAAAAATATGGAATCCTATTATTTAACAATTAAGAATATTATGGATAATTATTTTAATTATTGTATCAAGCATCAAATGCCTATTAAATTAATTGATATTGGTGGTGGCTTTTCATATGATAGTAACTTGAAAACTTTAAACACTGCTTTAGAACCATTTTATGATTCATTTGAACAAAATAAAATAAAATTAATTTCTGAACCTGGTAGATACTTTTCAGCTAATTCAATTGATTTATATTGTAAAGTAATTGCAGTTAAAAAAAAAGAAAATTGTTATCATATTACAATTAATGATTCTGTTTATTCAACATTCAATGGAAAACTATTTGATGGACAACAATATATGCCTATACCTTTATGGGAATCTAATGAATCCGACTGGGTTGATTGTGTTATATTTGGACAGTCTTGTGATTCATTGGATGTAATTTGTCCTAAAATAAAATTACCTTTACCTAAAGTAAATCACGTATTTAAATTTCAAAATATGGGCGCGTATACTTTAGCAGCCTGTTATGGTAAATTTAATGGATTCGAACAACCTAAAGAAATTAATTTAGAATAAATGAGCATTTGAAATAAATTTTTTCAGTTCAATATTAAGTTCAGCTTTCTTAGTAAATTTTTCAAATAATTTATCCTTTTTTTCAGAATCCTCATCTTCCTCTTCTTCTGACGATTCGTCGTCAGAACTTTCTTCTTTTTTATTAAATTTTTTATAATATTCCTTGATGGTGCTAATTACTTTACTAAGCGTATCCGCATTAATATTATCTTCATTGACAGCCTCTAGAATTTTATTTAAATGAGCAATAAATGCTTCTAACATTTTCTTATCTTCAGACATTAATTAGAATTATTAATCATGAAGTTATTTAAATATCAATTTTTATATTATAATAATGGAAGACTTTGATTTTGATAAAATGTATAAAATGATAGCTGATACATATAAAACAGATAAAGAAAAATGTCTAATTTGTCATTCACCAATGGAGAATAAAGAAATAGAATTAAGTTGCACACATCAATATCATTTTAAATGTTTTAACATAAGTAAAAATAATAAATGCTTTTATTGTGGTGCTAAAGTAAAAAATAATAATAACAATATAATTATAAATGATAATTGTCAAGCAGTTATAAAAACTGGCCCAAAGAAAGGACAAGTTTGTGGAAGAACTGCATGCAAATATCATAATAAATCATAACAATTTAGGAAAAAGAGTTTCATCAGTAGATTTCATATTAGTAACTTCATCATTATAACTTTTATGAATCATATTATAAGGTGGTAAACGAGGATTAAATTTAAATCTTGGTTCTTTCATTTTAGCTAATATTGTTTTATCAGTTTTCTTATCTTTGGTTCTTACACTAACCCATGCACTCGTTTTATTTTTCTCTACTAATTCATCTAGAGAAATTTCAATCGGTTTTTCTTTCTTCTTACAGACCTTTCGGTCTAGGTTTTTATTATCCGTAGTAAAATCAATTTCAACTACATTAGTATTATAAATAAGATTTAATGTTTCTTCATCTAACTCATCATCTGGATACATCTCATCAAATGTTAGTTCTTCTTCTGCATTAGTCTCTTCTAAAGGAATATTATCAGTATTTTCGGTATTATCCATTAATTATATACACTATGCTTATTAATGAATATTTAAATCAAATTTTTTTCTTTTTAGTGTATTTCCGTTTAATTTTAATTGGAGGAATAGGCTCTTCTAGCTTTTCTGATGGTTGTTCTTGTGGTTCAGGAGCTTTTGTTTTTTCTTCTGGAACAGGTTCTGGTTCTTGAGATGATTTTTGAACTGTTTTTTCTTGAATTACTTCTTCTTTTTTAGTATAAAACTTTAACCTAGCTTCTCTGAGCTTATCACGGTCAGGGAGAACGATAGGCTCTACTGGAATATTTTCTAGTTTTTCTGCATTAAAAATTTGTTCTGTATCGTGAACTATATCTTGAGTTGGTTCTTGAATTATCGAGGCTATATCTTTATTTAAATCTGGATAATTAATTTCTTCTTGTGGATAATTAATTTTTTCTTCTTTAAAAAATTTATTATTAAAATCTACATTCAAATCAATATTTAGAATATCTATCAAATCGTGGTCTTTAATTTCTATAATCTTAAATTTATAAACTTTATCAAAAATTTGCAAGGGAATAATTTGATTTAGTTGAAGTAAACAATATTTAGATAATTCATATTCTACTAATTTATCATTATCAGGTAATGAAAAAAATTCTTCTTCTTGTGGTTCAATTTTAATATATTCTCCTTTTGGAATATTTTTTATCAGTGTTATGTTTGCATAGTCAGTTTGTAATTGTTCAGATAACCAACAAGGTACTTCAACACAATCATCAGTACTAATGAATTCTTTTACACCTACATAAACTAGTTCTTTTGATTCTGATTTTAGTTCAAAAAAATAAGTATTGCTCATATGCAAATTAGATAATCTTTCCAGACATCTAGCAGGTAAATTTATATAATTTGAATATGATTCATAAGGAAACACAATCATTTTTCCGACATTAATACTTCTTTTCATATGTTTTATATTACAAGTATTAATAAATAAATCTTTATTCATTTTTTTTACGCAGTTATTGACTATAAAATAAAAAATATATTAATATAATGAATCGGAATTTTACAATTACAATGGGTACAAATATATCAATAATAATTATAACTAATTTAATACCCGAATTAAATAAACCACTAATTAAATTAGGTGTTTTGTTTTTTGCTAATTATCTTGTTTATTTAAATTATTATATGAATGATTATGACAGAATATTTAAATCATTTTTATGGAGTTGCTTTGGTTATATAATATTATTTTATTTAGAAAAATGTGTAGTAATTTGGCAAGAAAAGGTAAATTTATTAGAATATAAATAAAAATATAAAAAAATTTTTTTGTAAATCTATTTATATATGTCATTCACCTTTAGATTAAAAAATACGAATGTAAATTGCGCTCCAATGTATAATTCTAAAAATCCTAATCAAGTATATGGTTACTTATGTAATCCTCAACAAAGAAGTTTTGAAGGATTTCAAAATGAATCTTCTAGTTCAGGAAAAATAACCTCTTCAACCCCAATGCTTCTTTTAACAAATAATGGTTACAATGCAACTGGACAATTTTTAAGTCGTTATAGCGCTGATTATACTCAAATCTTTTTTGATAGCCGCACTCCTGTAGTTGGTGCAGATGGGATGGGACAACAAGGTCTCAATACATCTCCTTTACCACCTATTGGTTCAATAATTGAAGGACCATTTGTTCAACCCGGTACAACAGTTACTAATGTAGTACAAACACCTACAATGCCAGGTAACCCATATGTACCTGGTTATACTGTTACACTCAGCAAACCCTTAACTAATGTTAAAGAAACTGTAGGAGCTTTCTTACTTTATAAATTAGGTATGCCTGGTGGTAGTGGTTCTCAAATTGTAGATTTATCTAATTCTGTTATATTATATCAAAATTGTGACAAATCTGGTTGGGTAAAGACTTTACCAGGTGTTGGTACTTTTAAAGCAGATGTTGATTATCCTGCAGATGCAAGCTATATTTCTGTACCTACTGGATTTACTGCAACTATTTACACTGGTGTACTTTCTGGGCAAAGTAAAGTAATTAATGAAAATCAAGCTTATGTATTCTGTAATGACGGAGCTTGGGCTAATGATAGTATTAAATCAATTGTTGTTACTACTTCTGCTCCTGTAGTTGTACCTGCTCCTGTAGTTGTACCTACCCCTGTAGTCCCACCTTCATCTACTGCTGTAACATTATATCAACATTGTGATAAAGCTGGTTGGGTAAAGACTTTACCAGGTGTTGGTACTTTTAAAGCAGATGTAGATTATCCTGCAGATGCAAGCTATATTTCTGTACCTACTGGATTTACTGCAACTATTTACACTGGTGTAGTTTCTGGACAAAGTAAAGTAATTAACGAAAATCAAGCCTATATTTTCTGTAATGATGGAGCTTGGGCTAATGATGCTATTAAATCAATTGTTGTTGCTTCTTCTGCTTCTACAGATGTACCCAAAAAAGTAGTTACTAGAATTCCTACTAATCCATTTAATCCTTCTTCTGTTGGAGGACTTCTCCTTTGGTTAGATTCTGCAGATGAAACAACTATTACTTTATCTGGTGCAAACATGGCATCTTGGATGGATAAATCTGGTAACTCTAATCATTTTACAGTAGCCCCAACTTTCAATCCACCTGTATTTAAAAATATTAATGCTGGAATTACTTTTAATAGTAAACAAGTTATGATTTCCTCTGTACCAGTAACCACTAATAATAATACAACTGTATTCTTTGTTGGAAAAGTAGCTAGTAAAAATACTGATTTTGATTATATTTTAAGTTTTGCTCAAAAAGATCAAGCTTTCCGCTGGAATCCTAGAAATAAATTTGGAGATAGTAATCAACAAGATTTTGCTCCTGATTCTGGTTATATTGTAAATAGTCAACCCAGCAGTGTTAAATATGATTTTACTAAAAAAACATTAGTAAATTTTGTTGTTGCAAATGGTGGAACTGGAAAATTAACACTTTCTACTGATAAAACATTTCCAAATGACCGCTTCTTTAAAGGTGTAATTTATGAACTCCTTGTTTTTAATGCTCCCCTTTCTGCAGCCCAAACTCAACAAATTCAAACCTATCTTTTATCTAAATGGAATTTACCTGGTATTCCTACTCCTTATACTTGTCCTCCTGGTATGAAACAAACACCTGCTATTGATGATGTACAACACGGAACTTGTGAAGCTCCTTGCGAAAGTACTACTGGAGGGTTGAATAGATTTAGCTATGGTCCTGATCATAAAGGTTATCCTATTAATAGAAGAAGTGGTGCAGATAGATGTGTTGATTTGAAAAATGGTACTGATCAAAATAAAGCTTTTGATATTAGAACATCTACTTGGCCTCCTATGACAGATGGCGACGCTGTTTGCTTTTTACAAGGTGAATATAATGCAAATGGAATGAAATTATATACCCAAAATGACTGTGAAGCTATTGTTGGCGGTAACTGGACTCCTGCATCTGATATGCCTGGTTACGGTGAATGCTTATACCCAGAAGGAGGAAGTCACAGTTATACTTGCAGAAGACAATAAAAAAATTAACGATAAAATTTATCTAAATAAATAGAATATTTTAATTCAGAGTATCCAGTAATTAATTTCCCTTTACAATTATTTAGATTCTCGTAATATTGATATATTTTCCAATCATATAAATTATTTCCGTCAAGATATAATTTAATAATTGTTTCTTCATATATTTTATCAGAAGTATAATAACCACTATTATAACTTTCAAAATTAATCAACTCTTTCAGTTTTACTGAAGGAAAGAACACTTTAAAAAATGTATATAGATTTTTAAGAGTTGGTTGTAGTTTATATTTATTATGATACTTGTATTGAAAAAAAGGCCGATTGTTTAGTAAATTACACCATTCTATTCTTTGTCGAACAGAAATGTAGTTTCTGATTTTATTATTTTTAGTTAAAAATGATATTACTTCATTTCTATCTTTCAATGTTGTAGTATCAATAATATTAAGCTTACCAAATATGATATGAAGTAATCTAAGAATTGATACTTCAAAATCATCCGAATATTCAATATCATTGATACTAATATTCAAATTTGTCACGGGTTCCGGATAGTTTTTAATTTGATTTTGAAGTAATCCTATATTAGTAATATCTTTGTAGATATTATTAATTGATTTTTTACCGTAATGAAACATAACTTATTAGTTTTAATAAAAATAATATATTTATCAATTTTTTACACTAGTTCGAAAAATCTGTAATTTTTCTAATTTAGTGTATAGTTAGGCTAATTTAATATCAAATTTCATACATAAAATCTTAGTTTGATCATTATTAAACCATTGATTCTTAATAGTTAGACTCCCACTTAAATCAATTGGAATTGTACCGTTACTTTCAGAAGATATAAAACCATTTAATAAAGGACAACTTATATTACTTGCACTAATTTCAGTACATAAATCTTCAATTGTAGGGCTAATCGGAATAAAATTATAAGTAATATCATATTTAGAAGTTCCCTTAGTAATAGTTTGACTCAAGTCACCATTTAGATATAAAGTATAATCAGTTTGAGGTAATTTTGGTTCAACTGATAAAACAATATTTTGCATTAAATCAGTACTGTCACCACATGAAGAAACAACAAATTTTGTTACTGTTGAAGACACAAATTGTAAAAGAGAGAATAAAATAATTTTTTTTAACATTATTAATAACTAGTTTTTAATTTTTTATGTACTTTATATTAATAGTAGAAATGTTTAAAAAAATTTATTACATTAACCTTGACCATAGAAAAGATAGAAAAGAAAATGTTGATAAACAACTTAAAAAAATTAACTTTTCTGGACCAGTTGAAAGAATTAATGCTGCGTATGGAAAAAACTTGGATTTAGATTTGATTCCAAGCAATTTATTTACTAAAGATGCTATTGCAGATACTACAAATAAAAAATTAATTAATAACACTAGTAAAATGACTAAAGGTGGTATGGGCGTGTCTTTATCTCAAAAATGGATTTATGAAAAAGTACTATGCAGTAATGATGATTATGTTTTAATTTTAGAAGATGATATTACAGTTGTTGATAACTTTATGGAAAAATTAGAAAGTAAATTAAAAAATATAAAAGAGTTTGATATTTTATATTTGGGATATCATAATAAATTTGATACTGATTCAGATAAACATTATGATTATCCAGAAAAAATTTGGGGATTATTTGGATATATAATTAATCAGAAAGCAGCTAAACATTTAATTGAAATGTTTCCTCTAAGTCAACAAATTGATTCAGAAATTCCTAAGGCTTTCAAACATCTAAAGGTTGTAGCATTAAAAAAAGATGAGAGATTAATTTTATCGCCTGTTTCTCAAGACTCATCTAAATTTACTTCAGATATTCAATTTAGTAGAGAGGCTTTTACTGATTTAGGAGAGATGGATTGGACTGGGTATTTTATAATTATGGTTTTTGTGATTGGGGTGATTTATTTGGGGGTTAGACGGTGAGGGATTTTAACTTGAATAATTCTGGTTTAATAATTTTTTGTTTATCTAAATTATATCCAGGATATTTTTCATTAACTTGTAATACTAACGAATCTAATTCTTTTTGAATATCATTCGTTAAGATTTTTATTTTTTTACTAAATCTTCCTGCTTTTGATTGTTTATTATACTGAATGTATTTACTACCCTTTTCTTCATAAACTGAAATATATTGGGGATATATTGGTTGTTCTTCTGTAACTATTTTCTTTTCTACAGTTGATATTTTGTTCTCATCAATTTCTATTGGATTTAATATCTCGTATTTTTTTATTAAATTTGGATATTTAATATTTACAACAGTATCAATAAATTTATTTAGTTCTTCTTGAACATCCAAAGAATGTAAAATCATTTTTGCATTATATCTTTGGTCATCATTTTTAATATCAAGAATATAATGATATTTTTCTCTAAAAATGTCTAATCTAATGCCAAAAGGTAAATCCATTTTTTCTTCTAAACCAATAATTTCTTTAAATTGAGGTTCTGTTAATTTATTTTCAATTAATTCTATTTTTGCTTTTGCATAACGTAATTTATCAAGAATTGTTACTTTATTTGATTTAGTAGTTTCCCACATTTTTTCTAGTTTAGGATGATTTACTATAAAAAATTCTCTTTGTTTATTATTTTCTTTATCATATATGTCTTTTCTGTATTCAACAAACTTAGGTAAAACCTTAATCCCTTCAGGAAGATTAACTTTACAATCTTTACGACGAGCTTGTTTATCTTTATTTTTATTTTGTTCAGACATATTTACTATACGTAGATTTTCTCTACGATTATCAAGTTTATCTTGATTAATATGGTCAACTGTTTCTTTAAAATCAGTATTATCTTTAGTATGTTGGTCTAAGATTAATTGATGAAGATAGCAACATTTTTTATCATCATATAATTTTGACCGACAAGAAATATATCCATTTGATGATAAACACCAAGTAGGTCTTGTACCATTTAAATCTAATACTTTATTTAAATCTTTAATAGAAAATTTTGTATAAACATTCTCTTTTATAATCATTATATAAAACTTTTCATTATTTTTTTCTACTTTCCAATACATATTTCTTTTTTCACCAGCAAATGCTCCTTCAGTAATTAGTGTTGGTTCTCCTTTTTGTAATATTTTAAATCCTTCTGGTGGATTTAAAATCCATTCTTTGTAAATAATATTTAGATTTTCTAATCTATAATCATCAATGTCATTATTTAAAATTTTAATTTCATTAATATCACCATCAATAATTAAGTCAAATATTTTTGTTTTCGTTTTATAATTTTGATAATACCATAATTGTGAAGTATCATCAAAAATAAAATTTTCTGATTTTATATTTTTCAATCGTGCTAATATTAAAGCACTTGAAATACTAATTTTGAGTTTTTCGTTTACAAGACAATAGTTTGTGTTTTCTACAGATTTAATTACAGAGTTCATATGTTTATATTTACTAAATAATCTTTAAATAATTTTCTAATTAATTTTCAATTTTTATTTGAATTACGAGATTTAAAATTATTAGGAATCTCTAATAATTTTAAATGAAAAATATAATGAAAAACCTCATTTTTTGAATAAGGTTCTTAGTTACTGTACGCAGTTCCTGCCATTCCACTCATCACACGGAGGACATTGTAGTTGACTGTATAGATATTCAAAGTGGAGTCAGTTCCGTTAGTGGTGATGTCAGATAAAGGAGAGTAGTTGGGGTCTCCGTAGGTGTTAGTGTAAGAAGGTACACTGTTGCTTCCTACAAGGGATACATTGAGGGTGGCGTTATCGATACGAGAGAAGTTGCAAGTGCCGGAAGGTTGGTGGTCTTCGGGTTTGAGTGCAAAGCTGTATACGTTAATACCATCAGCGGGGGTGTTGGAGAAGTGTTGGTAAGGTTGGACGTAGTTAAAGTAGTTACCGTCTCTTTCTTGGAATCTGTCGTGTCCGTTTAATTGGAGTTTGGCCAATCCTACAGGGTTGACGGTAGTATCTAACCAAAGACCGTAGTTAAATGCATCTTGTACATATGCGGCGTGGTTACCAGCGTAGTCGTTTATTAAAAATTCATTTGCTTTATTGTTTTCGATGTCATCTGCAAATACTATTAATGCTGAATCATCAGCTAAGAGATCTGCAGTAACAGAAATATCGTTAATTGTTAAATCGTTTCTGGTGATGACTACGTTGTCAATGACTGCAGGGTACATGTCGGCTTGTGCTTCGTAACCTCTACCATATTCAGCTCCGTTAAAAACTAAAAATCCATCTACTTTAGAAACCAAGGTTCCCCAATAATCAGTTGCGGAACAGTCTGCTACTTCAGCATAACCAGTATTCTCAGATACATCAGTTACAGCAAACCAGAAAAAGTCACCGTCAGAAGTTTCTTGTAAAGTTAATCTGGTTTGAAGATAGATTAATTTAGCAGCAGTTTCCAAAGCAGCAGACCAGTCCTTGCTAGGAGAATATGCTAACCAGTCATTAGCATTTACATAGGGGTCCAAGTGAGTTACCCAGATTAAGTATTTGCTAGGGTGGTTAAAGTTGAGTCTGTATTTGTTGTTGGGGCCATTTAAAGATTCAGAGCCAGTGAATTGTAATTGTTCAATCAAATATTCGTGGCTGGCTTGAGCAAATCTCTTTCTTTCTTCAGAATCGAGGTATACATAATCAATCAATAAGTAATTGTCTTCCATTCTAATGCCGAGGTCGGAGCCATTGGGAGCATTGCCACTGTAGCAGTTAAAGTTTACACATTTATTAAGAGGGGCATATTGAATGGTTACACGAACATCGTGGTATTGGAGTGCAATTAAAGGTAAGGCTAATCCGTTGAATCTGTTGAACCAGTAGATCAAAGGAATGTACAAATAAGTTCCTTGTTTAAATACGGAAAATTCGGTGTAGGCAGGAGAATCACCAATCATTGCGGCATGACCTCTTTCTTGTCCTACTTTGTGGCTTAATTCATACCAAATGTTTAACCAGTCACCGTATTGTTCATCAATTTTAGAGCCACCAATTTCTACTTTGGTTTCAGCGATCATGGCATAACCTAAGCGTCTGACGTATGCCCATGATAAATCTCCATAGGTTATGCCATCGGAAATGAGAGCAGCACCTTGTTCAGCACCATCACCATCAGTGAGTTCTACTACAGAGTACATGTTGGTGATTAAGTCACCGTTTCTGTTTAAAGTAGCAGTTACAGTGCGGCCGAAATCAGCACTGCCATTCCATACTTGTTGAATAGGTTCAACAGCGAAGTTAGTGTGTCTACGATAGACAACTTTGAAGAAAGTAATTTGAGGATTACCTGTTAAATAAACGTCTTGTGCGCCGTAAGCGACGAGTTGCATTAAACCTCCACCCATAGATTATATACTTTATATCAGAAAAAAATTTAAAAATTTATTTTTATATTTTTTTACTGAGTTTAGTAAAAATCTATACTAAAATTCAAAAATTTATAATATTTTTAGAGATTTTTTAAATAAATTATATATTTTATAGTAAAAATATATAAAGTATTTTTCATAAGTATTGATATATGTCTAAAGCAACGGACATTAAAAAAATATCCACTCTTGAAAATAAACATAGAATCAAGATAAAAGAATTTGAAAGTGAAAAAGAAAATATAAATTCCTTAGAAGACTCATTGACAAATATCAATATTGAAATTAGTGAATTAGATAAAATAAGAGATAAATTTACCAATGTAGAACAAGGTAGACGAGCTGAATTATTAGATCATAAAGAAATCACTGAAAAAAAAATATTTTCATTAAAAAATAATTTCAAAGAAATGGACTATTATGATACAACTGGTGATTTATTATATTCCTATTATAATATTAGAGATAATGATAATGAAAAGAAAGAATCAAAAAATATATTAAGTTTTCTATCTAAAAAAAATGTAAATGTAGAAACTCCTAAAACAGGAAAAAATAAATCCGAATTATTTGAAAAATATTGCCAAATTACTGAAGGAATTAGAGTAAATTTAGATGATGGTTCTAAAAGAATTAAAATCTGCTTGGAATGCAATATTGAAAAGATTTTAAATATTGCAGAATCTTCTTACATTTGTCAAGAATGTGGTGATATGGAAGTAATTATATTAGATGAAGATGTTAAAATCAAAGACTATTCTCCTTATAAAAGATTAAATAGGTTCAGAGAATGGTTAAATGCATTTCAAGCTAAACAATCCCCTGAAATTGATGACCAAATTTATAGAGATATTATTGAAGAATTAAATAGAAAGAGAATTAATGATTTATCTACATTAAATAGGTCCAAGATGAGAGAAATTCTTAAAAAGCTTAAATATAATAATTTATATGAACATATTCATTATATTATCAATAAATTATCTGGTTTACCACCACCTAAAATAACTAGAGATATGGAAAAAATGTTTGTTAAAATGTTCTTACTCATTCAAGACCCTTGGATGAAACATAAACCAAATGATAGGAAAAATTTCTTATCATATTCCTTTGTTTTACACAAGTTTTGTGAATTATTAGAATTAGACCATTTATTAGATTGTTTCCCATTACATAAACAACTAGATATCTTGATGGAAAACGACGTTATTTGGAAAAAAATTTGTAATGATTTAAATTGGGATTTTATTTCATCTTTTAAATAAAAAAATCTAATTATGTATAATGAATCAAATTATACATAATATCTCTGTAATTCTTATCTTTTTTGGTGCTATTTTATTAACTTATAATTTAACAAAAAGTTATAATAAATGTACTATTGTAAAACAAAACGAAATGACCGATGGAAAACAATTATTGGACCAAGATAGACCTTCACAAATTTATCAAAAAATGTTTAGAGACAATGGTGTATGGATGGGTTACGCTGATTTTAATGCTAGAAATCAAATGAACACAAATTTAATTTAAAGATTTATATATATTAATGTTTAATGCCTGAAGTTGATTATTTACTAAAAGACCCAATTGTACCAGATAACCAAAAGTTTTGCTGTATGTCTCTATGGTTAAGTGATGATAAGAAAACTGTTAAATATATTCGTGTAAGTGCCTCTTTCAAAACAATTGAGGAAGCACAAGAGCAAGTTGCTCTGCTAGGAGATAACAGAGGTCATTTTAATTTTTGTGCTGAAGTAGGAGCTTGGGTTGCTTTTGACCCTACTCCCAATCGAGGTAATTTGAATGACCAATTGAATTTGATGATGAAAAATTATTTAATTAATTTTCAAAGAAAGAATCTTGAATTTGAAAAGAGAAAATATAATTTGGTTGCTAAAAATGTTAGAGAGAACTGCTTACTCAAAGAAGAACAACTAAATAGACTGAAAGAAGAATTAAGAGAACTTACTGACCAGAAAGATATTGATATTAAGAACAAACAGATTAAAGTATTTGAAGAAGCAATTAAATCTTATAATGATAAAATTAAAGAAAATGAAGATAAGGAAAAAGAATACGATGAAAAATTACAAAATATTGTTCCAGACCTTCAAGTAATTCCTGAAGATAATACAGTTGAAAATCAAAATACCCCATTTGTTTTTGAAGGTACTGTTAAAAGAACTACAGAAAAAGTAGATGGGCAAAATTGGTATTGTATTTCATTTTTAACAGAAGAAAACAAAACATTAGTAGGTATTAAAATTAGTGGATGTTTTGAGAAAGAATCTGATGCTAATGACCATTCTAAAGCATTAAGAGATATTAACGATAAATTTAGTTTATTAGTCGGAGAATTATATAAATGGTGCCCTTTTAATCCTGATGCAGATTCTCAAGAAGCTGGTGAATCTGAATATTCAAATGATAAATTGAATGAAACAATGAAAGCCAAGAAAGAAAATGAAAAGAAGGCTCAAATGTTTCATGAATTTAGAAAATATGAATTAATTAATAAAAATCTACAAGAGAGTTTGGTTAATAAAACAAATGAAAAGGAAGAAATTAAGAAGAATATGGAAAGTGCAGAAAATAAATTATCTTACGAAGAGAAATTATTAGAACTTGATAAACAAATTGAAAAATTAACGGCAAAGAAAGCTGAAGTTACTGAGAAAGAAAAGGAACTTTCTGATAAAATCGGAATTGATAAAATGAAGGAACAATATGCTGCGGGGGCTAATACTAGTATCTAGTTTCTAATTTTTTCAACAACTAATTTAATATTATTTCTCTTTTTGGCCAATGCTAAGCCTGGGTCAAAAATAGGCAATCTTTTATTCCATTCTCTATCAAAGTGTTCTTTATGATATCTTTTATATTTAGGAGAACCAACAGTAAAATCAGGCACATCTTTTGCTTTATACCAATAGACTTTATCAGCTATATTTTTAGAATGTACACGGTTATCAATAACCATAACTCCATAATTTTCGGTGATTTCACCAAAAACTTGTTCAAAAACAGCTAAAGTTGGAAACATTCCAGCGTAGTGTTCATATAATCTTTTTCTATTGTTAGTAAAATCTTCTGCCAATAAAAAAATATAATCAAAGTTACTTCTTAATTCAGGTGGAATTCCCAAAGAGAATTGCATAGTTAAAATAAATGATATATGGTGGTGTCTTCCATTAAAGAATAATTCTAATACTTGAGGGTCTTTTAACCATTCACCTTTACTAGACATACAATCATCCATGATTAACATTAAACTATCATCCTTTTGTTTTTTCCCTTCTTTTTTTCTTTTAGAATTATCTTCATTTAATTTAGCTTGTCTTTGATAAATTTTAGATAAAATCTCAGTATCAAAATTATCAAAAATATAACTATCTGGACAGAACTCACCATAAAATCTATTTAGTTTCTCTGTTTTAGAAATTACAGTAACCGCTGGGATATTTCTTTTATGGTAAAGAATTTCGCGAGTTAAATAAGATTTACCTGAGGCTCTTTTGGCAATCATAGCAATTGTGCAATGCTCTGCCATTTTGTGAATAGGGAATTTTTTCAACTGTAATCTAGATGCTCCAAAAGTAATATTTTTTGTATTGCCACTCATTAATATAGGATATAAAAAAATTTATTTTCTTTTTTTATTTTTTAATTTCTTCTTCAAATAACTCTCTAGCTCGTAATTTTTTAAATGATTAGCACACTTTATTGAATTAAGATAATTCTCACTAGTAATGTTATATTTACATAATAAGTCGATAATTTCTATACTATTTTTAACAACGGCATACATTAACGAAGATTGACCTCTAATATTAACCATATTAACGTCTGCACCATAAGATAATAATAATTCTATAATTTCTATAGGTTTTAATGTAATTGCGTACATCAATGGTGTACAATTATAATGGTCTTGTTGATTTACATTTATATTATTTTTTAATAATTCTTCAATAATCTCATAAGAATGATTACCTGCACTAATAGCCCCCATTAATAAATTATGAAATTGATCATCAGTAGTATTAATATCAGCTCCTTTCTTATATAAATCATACGCTGGTTTAAAAAGGTTTAATTTAATTGCTAAATTCAAAGCAGTGATACCATCTTTATTTTTATAATTAACATTAAAATCATATTTACATAAAATGTCTAATGCATCAAGATGTTTCATTCTTAATGCATAAAAAATAGCAGTTTCCTTATCATTATCAATAAAATCCAAATTAATTTTTTTTTTACACATTTCTTCTATAATTGCTAAATTACATTGTTTGCATTGATGAGGTGCATTCTCTGCATTACCAGCTAAAGCATAAATCATAGCAGTCCTATTTTCTGAATCAACTAGGTCTAAATTAGTTCCTGCCTCTATTAAAAATCTAGACCTAGGTAAATTATTATTAATAGCGTACATCATCAATAATGTTTTACTTTTATAATAAGTTCTATTAACTATTTTATTCCACAAGTAAGGATTATTATAAAATTCCTGATTTATTAACATTATTGGAATAATGTCTCTGTAAAAGTCAGATGACAATAAGATTTCTATTACATTTACTAACATAACACTTAGGTAATTGGAAAAAGTATATAAATGTCAATTTTTATTTTTTGCTTTTTATTATAAACTTTTCTATATTTTAAAAAACATTTTCTAGAAAAGTTTTTAAGAATTCTCTCTCTCTCTCTCCGCTAAAAAGTGGTTCCACTTAGTGGATACTATAAAAAATCATTTAAGAATATAAAATCTACCTTATAATATACAATGGAAAAGTGGACCGAGCCTAAATGTGTTATATGCAATAAAGAGTATAAAAGTAAAAAATCTTTATGGAATCACAATAAAAAATATCATCAACCTGATATCAGCCACAAACCGGCTGATGATAAGCCAAATATAAGCCAAAAACAGTTGATTCACGATAAAGAAATAAAAATATCTTACTCTTGTAGTATTTGTAATAAAGACTATAAACATTTTCAAAGCAGATGGAAACATCAACAAAAGTGTAAAAAAGTGGAAAAGGAAAAAGAGAAAGAACAGGAGTTTAACGAGTTAAAAAATAAAATGAAGAAATTAGAAAAGTTAATTAAAAAATCAGGTAGTAATAATATAAAACAGAATGCAAATCAAATTATGAATGGTAATATAAATAATACCTATAATAATATTCAAATAAATGCATTAGGTTTTGAAGATATTAAAAATAAATTAACAGATAATGAAAAACTGAATATATTAACTAGTGGTATTTTTGATGAATTCCCTATTATTGAATTAGTAAGAAAAACATATATGGATGATAAGTTAAAGGATAACAGAAATACGATGATAACTAATTTACAAAATACAAGTTGTTTAACTTATAATAAAGATACTAATCAATTTGATGCAGTTAATAAAATGAGTCATATTGACAACTTAATTAAATGCAGAAAGGACGATATTATAAAAATGTATGAAGATATGAATAAAAAAATAAAACCTAATCATAAACAAATATTAGAAGAGTATTTAGATAAAATTGAATCTATTAAAGAAAATGAAATGTATAAAAAACATAAGGAAGAAATAATTTATATAATTTATAACTGTAAAAATTATATGAAAGAGTTAAAAGAAAAATTAGATGAAATAGATGCATTAGAGTTATCTGAGTCTAGTGAATCTAATATATAAAAATAATTTTACTACAAAGAGATGATTACACGTAGTTAGAATTCAGAAAAGTCAGTAATTTTACCATTCAGGAAAGTCAGTATAGACTTCTAAATTATTGGCAGCACAATCTACATTATACGAAGACATATGTCCACCAGTTTGATTAGCTACAACAAAATCAGGATTTACTTTAGAAGCAGGTAAACCAACACCAGAGTTAGGTAAACTAGCATTAGAAGAAGGAACCCGAAGAGTATTAGGAGCAGGAAAATTAACACTTGTAACCCGAAGAGTATTAGGAGCAGGTGCATAATTCATAAAAGCCACACCAGTATCACTATTCCAAAATAATACTAAACCAACAATAGCGGAAGCTAATAAAGGTAATTTAACATTATCGTAAATTCCATCTCTTTTTTTACATCTTTTTTTATCATCAACATATTGAAATAAATAGATTATTCCAAATGTAAAAAATAAAATAAAAAATTCTTTTAAATTTTCAAAAGTTAACATTAATTTATATAAGAAAATAATCTAATATATTATAATGGAAATAATTACTACGCTTAGAGTAGAACGTTTAATTAAATATGTATTATTAGGTTTAATCGTTATTTTAGCACTTTCATATATACCAGAAACTAAATTGCCAACAAAAGAATTAATAATGATTGGTGCTACAACTTCAATTGCATTTGCAATACTTGATATGGTTTCTCCAACACTAAGATACAAGAAAACCTAGAAATTCAAATAATTATTAAAGAATTTTCTTTTACTTTTGCTAGAGTCTTTACTTTTAGCACTATCTCCTCCACCGGCTTGACCTTTCCCGGCTAAATTATTAGTAAATATTTCCTGATAATTTTGCTCGTTTGTTTCTGGATGATAAGATAAGGATGTATCTATTTCAGCATCACCTAAATCTTTTTCCAAAATGTTTTTAATTTTATCATCTATACTATTATAATTTTTCTTTTCACTTTCACTAGTTGTTAAATTCTTAGTTGCTCTGGTGATTGGAGTATCATTATTGTTTGGGCTAGTATCACTATCGGTGCTTTTCTTATTAATAATATCTAAAATTTTAGAATTTAAATCTTTATCTTGATTTAAGTTATTCCCTCCATTTTGTTTTATAGGCTCTTTAGGGTCTACAGGTTTATTATCATCGGCTAATCCTTTTTGAATTAACTTTTTAATATTATTTTGTTCTCCTTCACTTAATAATTTATCATACTCATTACCATCAACATTAGCTTGAAGAGGTTCTTCTAAATATACATCTAAAATTTCTTTAATAGGTAAAGACTTTCTAACTCCTTCTCTAATTGCTTCTTTTACTAAATTAAGAGTATCTCTTTGATTTCTTTTTAATTCAATTGGAGGGTATTGATTATACATTAAATAAGGGTTATTCCAAAGCTCTCTTGCACATTCAATATAAACACGGTGAATAAAGTCTTCTATTTTTACATCTTTGTAATATTTAGGGTCTACTTTATTTTTAGAAGAATTATAGGTTAATACTATAATGTTTGCTTTAAGAGTTGCTTTAACTAAATCAGGTAACCAACTATAACTTTTTGAATTATTCATAATTCTATCTGTTTCTTGTTTAATTGTTTCAGGGTTCCATTTTGGAACTAGTTTCAAAAAAGTTTGGAAAACTTTCAACACATTATTTGAATCATCACTAGTTTTTAGAGCTTCGGTATATATAGATTGTACACCTTCATAAATCAAAGGAGTCAATACATTAACTAGTTGAATAGTGTATTCAGATTTCGTTTCTATAAAAAAATTAATCATATTAAAATAAGTTAGATATTTTTATGTGATTAAACTTAAATATTTTTATTGCCTTATATTACCAGCTTTATTAGTTAAGTAATCCAAGTCTTTTTGAGTTACACATAAGCAACCACTTCTATTACTAGGACCATCAGTGCAACTGAAATTATTAGGTACATATTTTTTTAATTCAGCAGGGTCAATATCTTTATCTAATACATCAGGAGGATAAGGCCATCCAGAATTTATACAACAAGAACGAGAGCATTTATTAGTATCAATTGGATAAATTGATTGATTTAAAATATTTTCTAAATTCTCACGTAATGTTTTTTTATCTTTATTAAAAGCTGATTCAATGAAAGGCATTACTACTAAAAAGAATATAACAGCAATTATAACAGCGTAAATCATTATCTGAATATCTGCGTTATTAAAATTCATATAATATAAATTAGATATTTTTTTCTAATTAAAATTAATGAATTTATTAAAAAAGATTACAGAAAACTCAAAGAAAAAGTTCAAAGAAATTAAGAAAAAAATAGATATTAATAAAGATTACACATTTGATTTTGTTTTTATTAATAAGGAGCCAAAAATATTATTTTTAGAAAATAAAGAAAAGAAATTAATTGGCGACTTTCATTTTTATGGTATATATAACAATGAAAATAAATTATGGACCTGGGCAAATGCTATTCCTAATACTAGTATGGAAAGTATTAAATATGTTGAAAAATTAAGATTAAAGGCTTATATATTTGAAAAGATGATTAATAATAGTCAATCTGTCTTATTCTTTTATCAATTATTAAATAATGATTCAATGCTAATTCCTGATCAAAAATATTTGGCTTTAATTATTGATTTGTTACTTTATTTGACTGATGATTTATATATATTTGAACCATCTAATTCTTTAGGCAATTTACAAATTATTGGATTGTGTAAAATAAATGAGTTGTATTGATTTTTTATTTGGGATGCAATTTAAAATTTATTTTAAATTATTTAGTATCCATATTTATATCATATAACTTACTCATCTTCTTCTTATCTTTCCCCGATAAAGTAATAAATTCTTGAGTTTTATCAATCTTAAGAAAGAGTTCTAACTCTTTTACTGTAATATCTTTTTTATAACTTTGTAAAATAGATATTAATTTGTCTTCCATATTGTTTTTAATAAAATGATTTGCTAATTGATTAATAAATATAATATCATCAATTGATTTATTTGGAATAATCTTTAATAAATTATTTATATTCTTTCGATTAATGTTTTTCAAAGAAGTCTTGTTCAAATCAGAACTAAATTTCATTTTATCATGTGATAAATAATAATCAGTTTCATATCGATTAATCCAAAAAGAAGTATTCAAACAGGTATAGAATCCATGAATGTTTTGTAAATACCAGTTCTGGTCAGTATAAATACTAGTTTCAATGTTATCTCCGCGTGATATTGAATCAGATGTTTTTACCAGGGCATAAATTACCTTATTCCAGGATTTTTTTGATTTATGTAAGATTTTCTTGATATAGTGCTCATGAATCATCAATGGAAGTAAAACTTTCTCCGCCTCATATAATTTAAATATAGTTTCGTGGTCTAAATATTTATTCATTATTTTCTCAGTAGCTTCAAAAAGTCCAACATCTATATTTTTTTCTCTTGATTTTTCAAAGAATTCATTTAAATCTGATAGTAAATTAATCTCCTTAAAATGAAAAGATAATTCTTGTAAAATATTGATAAGCCGACGAATATCAAATTGAGAAAAGTTAATTATTTTTTCATATATTTCTTCAATGTCTTTAATTAAAAACTTTTCTTGACTTGCTACTAGTTTTATTAAACCAGTAATATCTTTACTAGATGGAGATGTAAATTTAATTTCTTCACAATATTTTTTTAAATCGTTCAATAATTTCGAATGTTGATTATTTGAGATGAAAATTAAAGGAAATGAATGTGTTTTATTGTTTTCTTTGTAAATATCCATAATATATTTCTTCTCCGATGTTAATGAAATATTTTCAGTTTCATCAAAAATTACAGCTATTTTATTGTTTTTGTCTTTATAAAAATTAAGTTTAGAAATAATAGAATTTTCTTGATTATAATATTCATCAAAATCATCCAAGTTACGAAAGTCTTTAATTTCACTTGGATTAATAATTCTAACAATATATCCAGCTTCTTCTAATAATAATCGAACAGTTAGGGTTTTACCAATTCCATGACTACCAGAAATAATTATAGCATTATTTTTTTGCTTTTCTTTCAAAGATATTAGCCAATCTTTGATTTTTTTAATTTGTAACTTATGGCCTACTATCTGCGATAGATTAGTTGGACGATATTTATTAACCCATAAACTATCCATTAATAAATTAAGATTTTTTTGTCTAAATAACTTTAATTTTGGTTAAAATAAAAAATTTTAGTTTTAAAATCTTTAAAAATTTAAAAAAATATTTAATTTCTTGAAAAATTATTTCTATATTAGTATATATACTATATGGACATGTTTCAATCTAGAAGCTCAGGTAGAAAGGGTGGCTCTGCAGAAGGAGAAGTACAAGCACTCCTTCGTAAAAACGGCAAGATTACTAACGAAGATTTCATGAGATTAAGATCTTCTTACAATGATGATCAATTAGTTAACAAAATCCAAGATCTTTATATCGAAAAGCAAAGCAACCTCTTAAAGAAAGCCAAGAAATTCGCTGACTTGATTCGCGAAAAGTACGCCCAATCTCAAACTCCTTTCCACGTTTTACTCGAAAAGGCCCACAAATACAAAGTAAAATACGGACTCACTGATGCAGAATTCGCTGAATTCCAAAGAATCTACGAACAAGAATTAGTTGGAATCAAATCTGTAGAAGTAATTCAACCTTCCACCAACATCCAAAAAGTATTGGGTGGTGTAACTTTGGATTACCACGGTTCCGCCATGAAAATGAGTGGAGACGATGCCAAACACGCTCAAGAATTAATTGCCTACAACGCTGCCAGTAAATCATTACACGCTCAAGTATTATTACAAGCCCTTAAATACAAAGATTGCGACTTGGAAGCTTTGACTGGTGTATACGACAGAAACCTCATGAAAATTAACGACCACGTACACCCTGTAGTAGTCGCTCTCTTCTTACCCAAAATTAAAATTTTGGAAAATCACTTTTTATACTCCAACATCTCTGCTATTGTTAAAGCCAGAATCAACGGTGAAAAAATCGTATCTCTTCCTGACTACGAATTATTTTATGCCTTAACTACTGACCCTAATGACGTAGTATGCGACTCCAAATCTACCATCTTAGATTTGTTGAACAGATCTAAACTCCAAGTTCAACTCTGGAACTGTGTTTTACACTTAAGAAGTGGTCAATACTACCAAGCATCTTTCAAAGACTTTATCGCCTCTGTAGATTTATGCAGATTGAACAAACAAGATACTCCTGACTTTGTATACGGAAGATTCGATGGTGTAGTAATCAAGAGACTTGTTTCTGCCTTCTCTTTCAGACCTACCGTAGTTTCTACTCTCCCTTACATGGTAAACCCCATTGCCACTAACCCTTACTCCATGAACATGAGACCCCAAGTAACTGCAGTACCTATGATTAACATGAGAATCCCTCCTAAATTAAGTGGTTCCCCTGCAATCGACTTGAGCAGTGCCACTCAACAAGTTCAATTCTTCATTGAAAACGGACAAATTGTTCCTAAACAAACTGATTTAATCTGGTCTCGCGGTGTATTGATTTTCTACATTGACAGAAGAGCTACTTCCATCAAACTCAACGACCAATTATCTCAATTCAGTATGACCAAATTACCTCAACCCATTGCCGGTTTCGAAAAATTAAACAACGCCCCTGTATCATACAGAGAAGCTATGTTAGTCAGAGAAGAAGTATACATCTTAAAATCCGTTGTATTTTCTGAAGTAAATGTAGAAGAAAAAGCAGGTAGAACTGAAGAAACTGATGTAGTAATTGGTTCTTCTGCTATTGTACTCAGAGAAAAAGTCGAAGGTAGTGAAAAATTAATAACTGGAAAAGGAGAAGCTCTCTTAGCTAGTGCATTAACCCACGCTACTACTTCAGTTCCCATTATCTACGATCCTTACTCCCCAGTATTGGTCAATAACACCGACCTCAGCAAAGGTAGAGGTCCTATGCACAAACTCAACAGAAATGACGCAATTGAAAGCGATAACCTTGATCTTAAAAACACCAGCTTCCCCTACTTATGCAGACACAGAGGTACTATCTTTGTATACAAATCTGTTTCTCAAAAGGACGACGAAATGGAAATTGGTTTATAAATTATATAAGTTTTTCTTAAATTATAATTAAATAATTATAATTTAATAAGTAAAAGTAGAATCTAATCCAGCAAATCCTTGAATATTACTTGGACCTGGTTCGGGATTTTCGTAATCTAATTTACCACCCTTAGTAGTAAATGTTAAATCAAGAACATTACTAATAGATGGAAGAGTTCTTTGAATATTTTTAGTATTAACTGGTAATGGTGGTCCAACTGGTTGAGTTGAAATATCTCTATAGTAACCAATTTTTTGATCAGCATTAGAAATTACTGTTGGTAGAATTTCTCCTACTACACGACAATTTAATTCTTCAATTTGTTCTTTAATATTAAATGGTAAATTTCTAGAATATTCAAGCCATACATATCTCATTACAATTATTAAATTTTCTTCTTTTTGAGCACAGATTAAGAATTCTTTATTACTTTTAGTATAAACAGCTAATATTAATTTTTTATTAATAATATCAACATTTTCTCTAGAGAAGAAAGCTTTTTCCAAATTTCCTAATTCATATACATTAGTAACTATTACATTTTTAACTAATTGCGACCTTAAAGCTTTTGCGCGAGCATTATCTGCAAAATATCCAGCAGGGAATTGTTCAAAATCAAATTTAGGAAGGGTTTTGCCTTCGTCGTATTTAACTTGATTCTTATTTTTCTGAACTTCTAAAATATTTATAGGCATATTATATTATATAAGATTTTATTTTATGTAAAATTTTTTTAATAAATAAATGTATCTATTATTGTTACATCATCGGGAGTGATATTTTCAGGATAAGAAAACAAAGATGCACCAAATACCTCTTTAGTGCCCTCTATAGTTTTAATTACTTTCTTATTATCTTTATCACCCATATAAATTACCCAATCATATTCATCGTATCTTTTTTGTCTAATCATTAATGAACCTGATTTATATATTGGTTTATTTAATATACTAAAGTTTTCTTTTTCTGCCCTAGTTATTAATTTTCCAAATTTATTATTGAAAAATTCAGGAAAGCATTCAGGTAAAGAATCTATAATTGTTTTATCTGCCTTATCTAATTGATTAGAAATTTTTGTCATCAAATCTTTTACTTCATCACTTAATTCAGTATTAATTAATACTTTATTTTCTTCCAATTTCCAATTATCAGCATTCATAAAAGACTTTAATGATTCTTTAATATAAGTTGGATTATAATCATCATAAGCTTTTCCATTAATCTTAAATTGAATTGTATCTTTTAATTCAGTAACATCTGAATAATTTGAATCTATTGCTAACACAAATCCATAATTAGGAATATAATATTCGATATTATTTACTTTGTAAAGCCAACATAATTGGGATGTACTTTCTGTTTGAACTTCTTTTATAAAAAAGTTATTTTTTAAACTAAAGTTATTAAAATACATTTCATTTTTTTCTAAAATTGCACAAGCATATATCATTTGAAATAAGATTGACCTCCATACTTCTGTAGTATGATAACCTGTTGAAATATTTTTAAGAACAGAACCAGTTGGCTCATATATTTTTGATTTCCATTTTAAAATATTTACATTAGCACCTTCTGTTAATATTATTAATTTCTTATTATCTGTTTTAGTTAAATCTAAATTACCTTCTGAAGAAGTATCAGGTCCTCCACCTCCTGTTAAAATTACATTTCTACGAACAGGTCTAGTACTTATATTATAAGTAATTGCAGATGAATCAATAAATTTAGTTCCTGGTATTTTTTCATTAGGAATAGTTAATACTTTTTTAACTAATTCATTATTCATTTTTTGATTATTTATTTTTCCTTCATTTTTTACCATCAATGAATCAAAATCTATATTTGTAGTTGAATCAAAGAAATATAATAATAAATTTAAAAAATTAGGAGATTGTTTACTTTTAATAATATGTTCTATCTTCTTATAATAATCTAATTCTCTCCATATATCAAATAAATATTTATATTTTCCACTTTCATAATCTTGTGTTACTATTGCACCTGCTGATAATTGATAAATTCTAATATTTACAGCAATAGAAGTAGGTGTTGATTTTAATGTATTTTCTTCTCTACTATATTTAATTGGGTAAGCACTTCTGTAAATTGAAAATCCATTAGGTATATTTACGTAAGGATTAGGATTGTTATTGTAAGGATTTAAATCATAAATTTTTAACCAAGATAAAATAGAATTCTTACCATTTGTAATTGTTAATTCTTCACCATCGTATTTATTTAAAATACTGGTTCTTAATGAACTTTTAATTGCACTTCTCTCTTTTAATGTTAAGAAAGTATAAATTGTTTTTTCTCCTGGTAAAATATCTTCATAAATCATACTTAAAGTTCCATGGTTTGCTTGAGGATTACTTAAAGATATATTATAGATTTTATTTACTGGAACATTTGGTGTATAAGTTGGAACATAGGGTAATAACTTATTAATTGCATTAGTAGTTGGATCATATAAAGGAATAAATGTAGGTGGTGTTTGATAATCCATTGTATCTAATACTCTATTCTCTTGAAAGTTTTCATTGGGTCTTATTGGCATAGGTCTTTCAGGATTTAAGTCTTCTCTGGGTTTAAATGGTTCTCTGACAGGTAAAGAGTCTTCTTTCTTATCCCAAGGTTTAACTTCTTTTAAATATGGTTCTTTCTTTTCTTTAATTTCAGGTTTTAATTCTTTATCTGGTTTATAAGTTTCTTTGCGTTCCACTTTTTTGTTTAAATCAGGATTGTAATTAGGATGTTTTGGATCCCAGGGTTTTAATTTTTCTTTAACTGGCTCTTTAGTATCAGTTGTATCAGTTGTATCTTTTGGAATCCAGGGTTTACTCCTTTCACTTTTGTGATTAGGATCATAATTAGGATGTCTAGGGTCCCAAGGTGGAATTTTTTCTTGTGCACCAAATATATTTTTGTAATCTTTACGCATCTTTATTTTTCCAAGCTTTAAATTAGTATAACTTTGAATTACAGATTCATCTGATGCTTGTACTTCACTGCTTTGCTTTACAGATTCATCTGAGTCTATATTCGAAGAGTCTGATTCTGTAATGGAAGTTTCTGGTTCTGTAATAGAATTATCTGGTTCTGTATTAGAAGTATCTGGTTCTGTAATGGAAGTATCTGGTTCTGTATCGGAAGAATTTAATTTTGTTTCGGTAGTTTGCTTTACAGACTCATCCGCGTCTACTTCTACAGGCTCAACAACTTGTTTCTCTTTGTAACTAAATTTACTAAAGTAGACATCTTTTAATAAATCACTTGGTTTAAATAAGGTTTCATTAGTACTTTTACCTCTTAATTTAACTGGAAGTACTTTATCAATAAAGTTCTTTGTTTCTAATTCACAGTTAGATAAATTTAACAGACCATTTTTATTAATTAATGCATTTAAAAATGTGTGAATGTCAAAATATTCATTAGTTTGAGTAATGTAAGGTACATCAGTATCTCTTTGATTTTTAACTCCATAATATTTAGGTAAGGTTGATTTCTCAAAGTTACCTATTTTAATATGAAAGTTAGTATTTTCTAATTTCCAACGTTTATTACCAAATTCATATAATATATCTTCCGGTTTTTTATTAATATAGACAAGGATATTTTCAGGTGTTAAATTATTATGTCTAAATCCAGGAAATTCTTTTTGTAAAACTGCTAATGTATGAATTACTTGAAATATAAGTGGTTTGTAATCACAACTATTTTTTTCCATATAGTCTTTAAGAATTTTTGATTTAAGAAAGTGTTCTCTAACTCTTACTGATAAAGTATTTTTAATTTCATTATAATCTATCTTTTCTTTTACGATTTTATAAATAGGTAAGTTTTTTAATAAAGGTTCTATCTTTTCAAAAGAAATATCAAAATTGACTATAGGTAATAAAATATGTTGAGTCTTTTTATTAATTACAAGTTGACTTAACAAGTATGAAAATAATGCATCATTATTTGCTTTATTACTTAAATTATCAGGTTCATCAGTATAAAATCCAATTTTAATTGTTACTGGAAATGAATCCGAAAATCTTTTGAGATAAATTAATTGTTCATTAGTATTATAACAATTATATGATAATTTACTACCAATTATTTCTTTTAATAATATTAATGATTCTTCTTGATTATTAATTTTAATATCTTCTATTTTAATTTTTCCTAATTGTATTTTATCTATTTCAAAACATGTTTTATAATTTTCATTGTATAAAAAATTATAAAGTAGATTAATTTTTTCTTCCATTATATATAATTATATTTTTTTTTTAGTTATAATTCAAGGATATCTAAATTATATTGATAGTCGTGTCCTTTTATATAATTGGAAAAAAGATAAACCAATCTTATAATATAAGCTTCAAAACATTCAATATGTCTTGTACCTAATGATTTTCTTAATTCAAAAATAGATGTGATTTCAATAATATGTGATTTTAAATTAATATCTTCAAAATATTTCAATAACTTTAACATTATTTCACTAATTACTTCTTGTGTAGTAATGTTTGTTATTGATAATTTATAAAATGATTCTCTGCATTTTTTAATTACATTTAACAAGTTTTTAGGATTGTAATTATTCTTATTGATTATCATACTAACTATATTATCTAATATCTTATCTTTAGTATTATCGAATTGATGATTATATTTTTTAAATTCTAACAACCATACTGCATTATAAATTTTATTATCACAGTTTTTTAATATTTTAGCTAAATCAAATGGTGTTAAATCCATTTTTTCATTAGAACAAATATTTAATACAGTATTTAAAATTTGATTTTCATTAGGTAAAGGAACTCTAACTTCAATACATCTTGACCTTAATGGTTCTATCATTTTTGATAATTGGTCACAGATAAAAATAAATTTACAAGTGTTTGCATACTTTTCCATAGTCCTCCTTAATGAAGCTTGTGCTGTATTAGATAAACTATCTATTTTATTTATAACGACAATTTTAAATAATCTTTTGTATTTGAAAATGTTTAATATATCTGTTTTAGCATAGTTCTGAATTATTTCTTGAATTAGATATTTATCAAAACCATTTGAACTAGGTTCAATTACAATATGAAATTTAGATTGCTTGATTAATACTTTAGTCTTTGAATTTCCATAACCATTAATAATGTATTCAATCTCATTTAATTCAGTATTTTCCTTATTGTAAATCCTTTCTAATAATTTATCTACTAAAAATTCCTTACCAGAACCAGGTTTACCATAAACCACCAGATGCTGAAAGTTAGCAAATCTTAATATTCCACTGTCTAAAATATTAATAATCTTGGATACTTCGTGATTATTTGTATTTTTTAACTTGGAATAAATCTCATTGTGATTATCAAAGCTTTCTAATATTTTTTCAATAATTGATTGATGCCACACATAATTAGTAGAATCTTTAAAGTATTTATCTATTAAAAACATTAATATATAAATAATTGTTTCTTTTAAGTGAAAAGTTCTAAAAAAGTTGATAGAATTTATTATTATTAAAATATACTCTATATTAATAAAAAATGTATCTTTCTGACTTTAACATGATGCTGGACGGCAAAATGATTGACTGTTTCTCTGAAATATCATTAGATAAGAATATTATTAACGATATTAACGAAAAATTGAAGGAAAATAATTCTTTGTATAGATGCAATGATATAATATCTGATGCTCAAGAAAATACAAAAACTAATCAAAGAAATAGAGGAAACCAAAATGCCAACAATCAAAGATCTACACCTACCAGAGGAACATATAAAACTTCTAAAAAATAAGAACAAAATTAAAAGTCTAAATAAAACATTTTTAGAGGAAATGAAGAATTGTAATGAAAAATGTTGTAAATGCAATAGAAATGCAAACTATTTGAATAAAACCAACGATTCATTACTATGCTGGAATCATTCTGTTAATTTATAAAAAAAATTTGAAATTAATTTATATTCATTAATATTTATAATATTTAATGAAAGTAAAAGAGGCTCTTAAAGATTTAAATCTCAAAATAAATTCCATATTGGTAGAAGCTTATACAGAAATAAGCGAAGAAATCAAAAATATTAAAAAGATAATTGATGATGAAAAATCAGAAGAAAAGATTAAACTGATTGAACAAATATGTAAAGGAGAAGAGTTAAATGAGAAAGAAATAAAAAATAAATATCTATCAGAGAAAGATAAAAAGAAAATTAAAACAATACCAGACACTGTTGATGTTATTAACGATGAACTATTGGATACGGTTGAAATTGAAGATAAAACTTATTATTACGAACCAAAGGAAAAAGGAAATATTTATGATTCTAGTAAAAAGGTAGTTGGTACTTACAAGAATGGAAAATTTAACCTAAGTTAATCTTTTTAGATTGATTAATTCTATTAATCTTAAAATAGAATGTTTATTCCAGTTTGAATATTTTCTTTTAAATTCATTAACATTTTTAATATTGTAAGGTTGATTGTTAAATGTTTCAAAGAAAGTTTTCAAATCAGAGTAACCTCCTAATAATAATGAATTATTATTTTTTTTAAGATAAATTTGAGGAAAGGTACTAATATTATCAGTCTTATATTTTTCTTTATCATTTGATGTAACTTTTAAAGATTTAAAATTTGTTTTATTATCTGTTAATAATTCTAACGCGGCATTAGAGTAAGGACAACCTTCTAAAACAACGACAAATAGATAATACATTATATTAAAGTATATTATTTTATTTTAAGGAATAATATCTAATTCTCAATAATAATATGCCAGGAGGATTAGTTCAATTATTAACAGTTGGTATGCAAGATGCGCCACTTATTATAAATCCAGAAATAACATTTTTTAAAACAGTATACAGAAGATATACAAATTTTGCATTAGAACAAATTATTAAACCAATAGGAACAAAAAGATTTGGTTCATATTTTCAATACAAGGTACCAAATGTAAATGATTTATTAAGTGGCTTTCATTTTATTATTGATATACCATTCATTGATATTCTAAAGACAGTTACAACTAGTACGACTACTACAACAGCTTATGATATTAATGAGTTAAGTGTAATATATAGTTCAACTAAAACATATTTATTATTTGAAGCAACTTCAATGAATTATTATTTAGTTCCAGAAACATTTTTTAAATTATCTAGTAATGACAGTTATTATAGTCAAGTTAATGGTATTACATTGGAAGAAAATTTGTTAGCAGGATTAAATTTACTTGGAACAAATAATTATGGTATTGAAGTTGCAACTTTTCAATTAAAAGAATCATCATTAAATCAATTGTTACCTGTTTTAAGATTAAATTTTAATAATTGGTTTGAATTTTGGTTAAAAATATTTGACAAAAACGATGAATTTATTTACTTTACAAATATTGTATCACAATTAAATTTAGTATCTGATTTAAATGCTAAATTAAATTTGATTTTATACGATGGATATATTAATTACAATGTATTTAATGAATATAGAAATTATTTAGATTTTAAGAATGAAATTAAAAATTATTTTAATTATAATCCAGCTAATACTCAATTAATTTACGATGTAGATTATGCTATTAGTTATGCTAATTTATTAAATTTAGACTCTACTATTTATAAAAATAATGCTCTAAAGTTAAATTCCTTGTATTATTTGTTTTTACTGCAATCAATCTATGCAAACTTTAGTCAACAGATTAAGGGTTATACATTTTGGAAGAAATATCAATTAACAACTGGTAATTTAGTGGATAATAATGTAATATTTCCAGATAGTAATTATTTTTTAGAATGGAAGAGTAAATTAAATGTTTATCAAAATATTAGTTTTGATAATTTAGAAATTTCTGAAAAATTTGAGAAAATTTATTTTGGAACAGAGCAAACAATTAATACTTTATTTAATATATTAAATGTTACTGATACTGAAAGAATTTGGTGTACTTTAAAAGTATTTTATAATCAATTTACTGATAATACTACTAATACTATTTGTTTTGATGATCATTTTAATCCAAATTCAACTACATTAAATTTAAATTATAATATTAATAACTATTTTCAAAATGTATATTCTACTTTAAAAACTGATTCAAATTTAAATTCAAGTTGGTCTAACTTTGATGACCCTACTTATATTCAACCAGTTGATTTAGCATTAATTTATCCATATTTAGCTTATAAATTAACTGATGCAGTAGTAAATCAACAAATGTTTAATGATTATAACTTTTTTGTTACTTGGCGAAATAAAGTAAACATTGCTTACTTTTTTAGAACAGGTGAAAATTTAGATAATTATTATTCAGAAAAAGTAAGTACTAATACTTTTCAAAATACTTTCCTTACTTTAAATGATTATGACCAAAAAACAAAAAATATGGCTTTTTTTCATAATATTAATGTTAATAGAAATTTGAAAACTGATAATATTAGAGAGGAGATGAATAAACTATTTTATAATGAATCATTTTACGGTTCAATAAATATTACTAGCGATTCACTAACAAGTAATTATGTTTTCCCAGCTAATTCGTATAATGAAGTTGGAGTTATTAATTATGATTTAGTAAATCAAGAAGTTATTATTACTGATCAAGATTCTTTTGATTATGTATACAGTAATAATACTTTGACAATTAATAATTGGAACAGAACATATTATCAAAGAATATTAATTGAAACCTTTAATGGATTTTTAGAAGTTTTTAATTTTAATGTTAAAGATAATTGTTTGTATATTTATTTGTCTAATAGTATTAATTTAAATAAATCTTCAAAAATAACAATTCAAATGATTAAAAAAATATTAGTTCCTGTATTAGATTTTGTACCAGTTGTTGATTCTAGTGGTAATATTAATTATCCAAATATTAAATTAAATACAAATAATTTTCCAGATATAAATTTTAATGCAATTGAAAATAAAGAGATTCCTTATAAAAAATATAATTTATATAATGTAAATGATTCTATTATAGTTAACAATAACATTATTATTGAGAATGGAATTATAAGAATTTTAGGAATTAACGGAAGTTATAATAAATTTTATGAATTGAAAGTTATTTATTATGATAATTCTGTAACAAGAATACCAATTAGATTAGATAACGATACTATTATTTCAAATATAAATTTAGATTTTATAAATATAATTATTATTGATTTAATTGAACTTGATTTTAATTTAGAATTAATTGATACTAATGTAATTATTGAGGATAATATAGTTTATATAGAAGTTCCTAATGTAAATATTAATAATTATTTTTGGTTAGTAGCAACTATGGATGCTAGTAATAATATATTACCAAAAAATAAATTTATACCTGTTGGTTACAATGGAACTAATTTTATTGCATATGGTAATTATTTAAATTATACTTGGGATTTATATCAAATAGCAAATAGTTTAGTTCCCAATTTATATCCTATACTATATCATTATTTAAATACTGATATTTCCGGAAATATTAAGAATTATCAACTAAATTCTAGTTTTTATCAAGAACCATTTATTTTAAATACTTATGGTAACCCTGAACCTTATTATTATTTTTATAATTTACCATCTAATCATACTACTATTTCAATTACTATTAATGGTTTTACTGTTAATAAATTATTTTTAATTAATCCTAGTGAATTTTACACGAGAAACAATGTAAGAATCCCAGTGGTGTTTGATATGATTAATTTAAAATCATATAGTGATAAAGTAACAGTAATCAATTTATTTAATAGTTTATTTGATTCTAATTTTGTAAATAATCCAAATTATTCTTATTTATTATCAACTATTGAAACAGCTACTACTACTTATGAGAATTTATATTTAGATTCAATTACTACTTTACAAAGCTTAGGACAAACTATTAATACAGTAATAAAT